GTGAATGAAGATGGCGTCTAATGACGCTATTGTTGCCGTTGCAGGCAAAAACCACAACGACAATGAAAATCAAAACAAAGACGGCATATTGTCAAACATGGCCGTCACTTTTAAAAAGGCTTTGGGGGCGAGACCTAAAAGGCCCCCCCCTAATACACAGCCACTGAGACCAACCACCCCAGAGCTCGTGGCACAGATACCGCCTCCACCGCCCAACGGAGAGGATGAAACTACTGTTAAGTATGAGGTGGACAAAGGGATCACTGGGCTGCCAGAGCTGACAACAGTAACACAGCCAGCAGAGAATAACACGGCATTTAGTGTCCCCCCCCTCAGTCAGAGGGAGAAAAACGATGCCAAAGAACCCCTTCCTGGTACCATACTAGAGATGTGGGATGGGGAAATATACCATTATGGGTTGTATGTTGAGAAAGGGTTGGTCCTTGGAGTTCACAAACCGCCCGCAGCAATAAGTATGGCCAAGGTCGAGCTGACCCCATTGTCTCTGTATTGGAGGCCGGTCTACACTCCGCAGTACTTGGTGTCACCTGAAACACTGCGGAAGCTGAGTGGAGAGTCATTCCCATATATAGCTTTTGACAACAATTGCTACACCTTTTGCTGTTGGGTGCTTGATCTAAATGACTCGTGGCTGAGCAGAAGGATGATACAACGAACTACTGGGTTTTTCAGACCGTATCAGGACTGGAACAGGAAACCTTTGCCCACAATGGATGACTCAAAAATAAAGAAAGTGGCCAACATGTTTTTGTGTAGCTTATCAACCCTGTTCACCCGTCCTATAAAAGATATATTAGGGAAGGTAAAGCCACTCAACATCTTGAACATACTTGCAACCTGTGATTGGACATTCCCTGGCATAGTAGAATCCCTGATACTTCTTGCTGAACTCTTTGGTCTTTACTGGACACCCCCAGATGTGTCTGCAATGATCGCTCCCTTGCTTGGTGAATACGAGCTACAGGGCCCAGAAGACATCGCTGTAGAGCTCGTCCCCGTGGTGATGGGAGGGATCGGATTGGTGTTAGGTTTCACCAGAGAGAAAATAGGGAAAATGCTTTCATCAGCAGCATCAACATTGAGGGCTTGCAAAGATCTTGGGGCATATGGCTTGGAAATCCTGAAATTAGTGATGAAGTGGTTCTTTCCAAAGAAGGATGAAGCTAATGAGCTGGCCATGGTCAGGGCGATAGAGGATGCAGTGCTAGACCTGGAAGCAATTGAGAATAATCACATGACAGCCCTCTTGAAGGATAAGGATAGCCTTTCCACTTACATGAGAACCCTGGACTTAGAGGAAGAAAAGGCTCGCAAGTTGTCAACTAAATCAGCCTCCCCAGATATAGTTGGCACCATCAACGCGCTGCTGGCACGCATAGCAGCCGCACGTTCGTTGGTGCACCGAGCCAAGGAGGAGCTGTCAAGTCGACCCAGACCAGTTGTGCTCATGATTTCAGGCAGACCAGGCATAGGCAAGACTCACGTGGCAAGGGAGATTGCAAAGAGGGTGGCCTCATCCCTGACAGGAGACCAGAGGATAGGACTCGTGCCTAGGAATGGCGTTGACCACTGGGACGCCTATAAGGGCGAGAGAGTGGTTCTTTGGGATGACTATGGAATGAGCAACACCATACAGGATGCCCTGAGGCTGCAGGAACTGGCGGACACGTGCCCGCTAACCCTCAACTGTGACAGGATAGAGAATAAGGGAAAACTTTTTGACAGTGATGTCATAATCATTACCACCAACCTGGCTAACCCTGCCCCCCTCGATTATGTCAATTTTGAGGCCTGTTCCAGGAGAATAGATTTCCTTGTGTATGCCGACGCGCCAGAGGTTGAAAAGGCAAAACGCGACTTTCCTGGCCAACCTGACATGTGGAAGGACGCTTTCAGACAAGACTTCTCCCATATCAAGCTCCAACTGGCACCCCAAGGTGGGTTTGATAAAAATGGCAACACACCCCATGGTAAGGGCTTAATGAAGACTTTAACCCTGAGCTCGCTCGTTGCAAGGGCCTCTGGCTTACTACATGAGAGGCTAGACGAGTTTGAGCTGCAGGGCCCATCAATCACAACCTTCAACTTCGATAGAAACAAAGTCTTGGCTTTCAGACAACTTGCCGCGGAAAACAAATATGGGTTGGTGGAAACCATGAGAGTTGGCAACCATCTAAAGGGTGTGAAAACGATGGAGGAGTTAAAGCAAGCCATCAAGGGCGTCACCATTAAAAGGTGTCAAATCATATATGGTGGTTCCACATACACCTTGGAGTCTGATGGTCAGGGAAGAGTCTTAGTGGACAAAGTCATCAGCACCACTGTCCAAACTAACAACGAGTTGGCTGGCGTCCTATCACACCTCAGAAATGCAAGGATTAGATATTATGTAAAATGTGTGCAGGAAACTCTGTACTCGATCCTGCAAATCGCTGGGGCCGCATTTGTCACCACTCGCATTGCCAAGCGAATGAACATCAGCAATCTCTGGTCAAAACCACTCAGGGAGGAGGATGTGCAAGAGGAGGTCAGAAAACCAGAACCCAAATGCGATGAGGAATTCATCGTTGTGTCCGAAGAAATAAAAACAGAGGGCAAGAAGGGCAAAAACAAGACTGGGCGTGGCAAGAAACACACCGCCTTCTCCAGTAAGGGCCTCAGCGATGAGGAGTACGAGGAGTACAAGCGGATCAGGGAAGAGAGAAACGGAAAATACTCAATAGAAGAGTACCTTCAGGACAGAGACAAATACTATGAGGAACTGGCTATTGCCAGGGCCACTGAGGAAGACTTCTGTGAAGAAGAGGAAATCAAAATCCGACAGAGAATTTTCCGTCCAACCAGGAAACAGAGGAAAGAGGAAAGGGCAAACCTTGGCCTTGTGACCGGCTCTGAAATCAGGAAAAGAAACCCAGATGATTTTAAACCAAAAGGAGACCTTTGGGCGGATGACACCAGGAGTGTGAACTATAATGAAAAGATAGACTTTGAAGCCCCCCCAAGCATTTGGTCCAGAATAGTCAATTTTGGGTCTGGATGGGGCTTCTGGGTCTCCCCTAGTCTATTCATCACATCAACCCATGTGATACCACCAGGCATAACAGAGGCTTTCGGTGTACCCATCAAGCAAATCCAGATACATAAGTCTGGAGAGTTCTGCCGCCTCAGATTCCCAAAGCCAATTAGAACTGATGTGACTGGTATGATACTCGAGGAGGGAGCGCCTGAAGGAACCGTGGCCTCCCTTCTCATCAAGAGACCAACAGGTGAACTCATGCCACTTGCAGCCAGAATGGGCACTCACGCCACAATGAGGATCCAGGGACGCATGGTAGGGGGACAAATGGGGATGCTCTTGACAGGATCCAATGCTAAAGGTATGGACCTTGGCACGACCCCGGGCGACTGTGGGTGTCCCTACATTTACAAAAGGGGTAATGATTATGTGGTTATTGGAGTACACACAGCTGCCGCACGTGGTGGCAACACGGTCATCTGTGCCACCCAAGGCGTTGAAGGTGAAGCAACACTCGAGGGTGGTGACGGCCTGGGCACATACTGTGGAGCACCAATACTAGGACCTGGTAATGCACCTAAACTAAGTACAAAGACCAAATTTTGGCGATCATCCAACGCCCCACTGCCACCAGGAACGTATGAGCCTGCGTACCTTGGGGGTCGTGATCCAAGAGTTAAGGGTGGACCATCACTCCAACAAGTCATGAGGGAACAGCTCAAACCATTCACTGAACCACGTGGAAAGCCACCAAAACCCAGTGTCCTGGAAGCAGCCAAAAACACCATAATAAATGTTCTGGAGCAGACAATAGACCCACCACCAAAATGGTCATACGCACAGGCTTGTGCATCACTAGACAAGACAACCTCCAGCGGTTACCCACACCACGTGAAAAAGAACGATTACTGGAATGGTGAATCTTTCACAGGAAAGCTGGCAGATCAGGGCTCAAAGGCCAACCTTATGTATGAAGAAGGAAAACACATGCAACCTGTGTACACAGCAGCACTCAAAGATGAGCTGGTTAAAACAGAAAAGATTTATGACAAGATCAAAAAGAGACTACTCTGGGGTTCTGACCTGTCAACAATGATACGGTGTGCTAGGGCTTTTGGTGGCCTCATGGATGAGATGAAGGCACACTGCACAACCCTACCAGTCAGAGTGGGCATGAATATGAATGAGGATGGACCAGTGATCTTCGAAAAACACTCCAGGTATAAGTGCCATTATGATGCAGACTATTCGAGATGGGATTCCACTCAACAAAGGGCGGTGTTGGCCGCGGCCTTGGAAATCATGGTCAAATTCTCTGCAGAACCACAATTGGCACAAATAGTGGCGGAAGACCTCCTCGCCCCTAGTGTTGTTGATGTTGGCGACTTCAAAGTGTCGATCAACGAAGGTCTACCATCTGGAGTGCCTTGCACCTCCCAGTGGAACTCAATTAGTCACTGGTTGCTAACACTGTGTGCCCTTTCTGAAGTGACAAACCTATCACCTGATGTAGTGCAAGCCAACTCAATGTTCTCATTCTATGGTGATGATGAAATAGTGAGCACAGATATAAAAGTTGACCCTGCTAAATTAACAGCAAAGCTGAAGGAGTATGGTCTGAGGCCGACACGCCCAGACAAAACTGAGGGACCCTTAGTTTTGAGTGAGAACCTGGCTGGACTGACGTTTCTACGAAGGTCAATCACCCGAGACCCAGCGGGGTGGTTCGGAAAGTTAGACCAGAGCTCCATTTTAAGACAAATGTACTGGACCAAAGGACCCAACCACGATGACCCTAATGAAACCATGGTCCCGCACTCCCAACGACCAGTACAACTGATGGCACTTTTGGGTGAGGCAGCACTGCACGGTCCTTCCTTCTACAGTAAAATCAGCAAATTGGTAATAACAGAGCTTAAAGAGGGGGGAATGGATTTTTACGTGCCCAGGCAAGAACCAATGTTCAGATGGATGAGATTCTCGGATCTGAGCACGTGGGAGGGAGATCGCAATCTGGCTCCCAGTTTTGTGAATGAAGATGGCGTCTAAGGACGCATCGCCATCTACGGATGGTACAGCCAACCTCGTTCCAGAGAGTCAACAGGAGGTTTTGGCTTTGCAACCAGTTGCTGGCGCACAAATAGCTGCACCTGTAGCTGGGCAATTCAATGTAATTGACCCCTGGATATATCAAAATTTTGTGCAGGCGCCTGAGGGAGAGTTCACCGTGTCACCCCGTAACTCCACAGGTGAAATCCTAATGAATTTGGAATTAGGTCCACAGTTGAATCCTTATTTGGCCCACTTGGCACGCATGTACAATGCTTATGCTGGCGGTTTTGAAGTGCAAGTGCTGCTGGCCGGCAATGCTTTCACCGCGGGTAAGATAATTGTGTGTGCCGTGCCTCCAAACTTCCCTCTGCAAAATATATCAGCTGCACAGGCCACACAACTTCCCCATGTTGTGGTTGATGTGAGACAATTGGAACCCGTGGTCCTACCTCTCCCAGACGTGCGTGCGGGCTTCTACCATTACAATCAGGTTGAAGAGTCCCGTATGCGTTTGGTGGCCATTTTGTACACTCCATTGAGGACTAATTCTGCAGGTGACGATGCATTTACAGTCTCCTGCCGCATCCTCACCAGACCAGCACCTGATTTTAGCTTCTTTTTCTTAATACCCCCCACAATAGAATCTAAAACAACACCTTTCACTCTGCCCAGGTTGCCAATATCTGAGATGACAAACTCTAGATTCCCTCTTGTGATAAAGGGTATGGTCGTGGATCCTAATCTTCCATTGCAAGCTAACTTCCAAAATGGTAGGATCACACTGGATGGGGAGCTCCAGGGTACAACACTACCCACTTCAACCAGCATTGGCAGGATCTCTGGCACCCACATGTCCAGCACCCCAAGTAGGATTATACAGCATGAGGACTCCGGTGATTCCACCCAGCCCAGAGTCTTCAATCCAGTGTGGATGGATTTAACTGAGAACAACTGGACTGAATTCCAGCCATTCAATGACCAACCCGCCCCACTTGGGTGCCCAGACTTCAAAGCCAAAATATTGGGCACATTGATTCGCCAGCCTAATAATGGTTCCTATTATTTTGATGCATATCTAGATACCAGACAACATGGCACTTTTGCACCATACACCGGGCACGCCGCTGTCCACTCTGACCAACAGGCAGGCCATTTAGCCCAAGGCTACAAAATTCAATTCTCCCCAACAGGCATTGAGAGTGACCAAAACACTGACTTGAACCAGCTTCCCGACTATGGAGGGGCCATGACTGTCAGCAAGGGGCTGGCTCCAGCGGCCGCGCCCGATTTCCCCGGTGAGATGATCCTTTACTTTGTCTCTGACATGCCAGTCCGTAACCCAAATGGGGAAAGGAGGGACACTGAGATCTTGTGTTTGCTGCCGCAGGAGATGGTCACCCACTTCTACGAACAGCAAGCCCCCTCCCAGGGTGATGTCGCGCTTGTGCGTTACATCAATGCCGAGACTGGTAGAGTCATGTTCGAGGGAAAGCTGCATAGAAATGGATTCTTCACAGTTTCTGCCACTGCAAGAACTTTAATTGTACCTGATGGATATTTCAGATTTGACTCTTGGGTTAATAGGTTTTACACATTAAGCCCCATGGGAACAGGCAATGGCCGCAGAAGGGCTCGCATGCTTGAGTAATGGCTGGAGCGTTCTTTGCAGGTTTGGGTGCTGACCTTTTAACAACAGGTGTCAGCTCTTTAGTTTCTGCTGGAGCCACAGCAATCAACCAGAGGGCAGAATTTGAGTATAACAAGGCACTACAACAGAGCTCATTCCAACATGATAAAGAAATGCTGCAAGCCCAGATAGCTGCCACTGCCAACTTGCAAAAACAGATGATAGATATCAAAAGGGAGATCCTCACACAAGGTGGCTTTTCCCCCACGGACGCTGCTAGAGGTTCTGTGGGTGCAAACATGACCCAGATACTTGATTGGAGTGGGACGCGATACTATGCACCAGGGGCTATGAGAACAACACCCTACTCTGGAAACTTTCTGAGGCAGAGTGTCCCCCACACCACACCAAAGGCTAACTACAGACAGGCAGGCCAAGACCCTAGCACCGAGTCATTGTACTCAGGGTCATGGAGTGGGTCATATAAGAGTGGTTCGACCAATACCACTGCTGTCTCTGCATCAACAGCATCGAGCAGAACCTCAGATTGGGTGTCACAACACTCAAACTTGGCCCCTTTCCATGAAAACGCTCTCAGGACAGCATATGTGTCACCCCCTTCAACAGTTTCTTCACATAGTGTTTCCACAGTTAGAGGCAGTTTATTGGACTCTTGGACCCCTGCATTCAACACCCATAGGCAGCCAGCTTTTGCCCATCTGAGAAAGAGAGGGATTTCTGAAGCTTGAAAATAATCACTAATGATTAAAATTCTAATTTTGTAATCAGTGAAATGTAAATTCATGATTCTTTCTTTATTTGCATTT